CAAACGTAGCAGTTAGCTGAGTTTGAAAGTAAGACTCAGGTGCTGCTGGCGTTACTTGGGCAGGTCCCGAGGCTGCATCAAAGATGATGCTAGAAAACTTGGCGCGATCAAACAAATCCTTGATCCGTTCTGCAATAGTGAAGTTTGCAGCGGCGCCTTGACCTTGCGGCGTAAAGACATTGATCACCAGCGTGCCAGTCTGGCGGTTAAAGCTAGTCAGAGTGGCGTAGCTGTTGTCGCCAAAGCGAATGAATGCTTGCACCCATGGCGTGTTGTTGGGTGGCGTAAATGGCACGTTCTGATAGCTGACCGGATACGCAGGTGATATGGCCATCTGCGTTGCAATGCGCCCTTCAATGGCAGCGCGAACGTCGTTGTAGGTGCTACTCATGATTCCCTCCCGATGCGGTCAGCGTTGGTTCGCACAAAGCCTTGTATGTCTTTGGCGATGCCTTGCACCCAGCCTCCAGGAGCCTGCTTTGACCAACCTTGTGCAAGACGTTCTGCGTAAGGAAGGTTGTTATGGATGCTGTAGACGTTCCCTAGTTTTTCCTGCTGGTAGCCGATTCGCTCAATTTGCGGTGTGCCTGTGTATGTGCCGGGAGGCTTTTCTCCGCCTGGTGCAGCATTTTCGCCAACCTGCCAGCTAACGCGAAAGCGACCAGTATCAACAGGGCTGGCGGCTTTTAGGCGTGCATCAGTTTCAAGTACAGCAACACGCAACAGCTTTTCCATCTGCTGCTCTGCGTAGTTGCCAATATCGCCAATCCTGATGGTGCGTGCCATTATGCCCTCAAGATCAGCTCGTAAGTGATCGGGGTGTTGTCCTGTTCAATCGTACGCACCTCAATAACCTGATGCGTCACACTGCTAATCAGCACTTCATCAGCAGTGGTAGGCGCGTTGGCAACATCAGCAGCAGCAATCAGCAGCCGCTTGTCACCAGCCTGAATTAGATCATTGACTTCGTTCAGCCTGACATCTTCCAGCACGCCGCGTACTGTAGTGTCAGCAGTGGTTTCGCTAACAGTGCCTGTCGTTGTGTTGTAAGCGCCAGTTGTTACACGGCGAATAGTGGCAATACCACCAAACTTCAGCATCAGTTTGCTGGCGGTCTTACGCAACGAGGTAGCAAGCGCCATTTGTTAAGCCACCTGTACTGCTGTCAAGATAATGCCAGGAATAGACGGATGCGCCGGACCCGATGGTGATGATGGTAAAGATTGAATGCTGGCGGCAACGTTAGTTGTAGACCAGATTAATTCCAGGTAATCATTTGCCACCAGCTTTAACACGTAATTTACGCAGCCGATAACGTGACCATCAATGCCGCCATGGCTTGAAATAATGCTGAACTTGCTATCCGATGCAGGTACGTCGCCAGTGCTGCCTTCATTGTTCTTACGCAGCCAGATATTGATATCGTGAATCGAGGTACTTGTGTTTACAAACTGAACAGAATAAGTGACACTATAAACGCCTGACCTAGAAAAGGTAACCCGCGATCCAGAAACAATGCTTATGCCACGACTGTCAGGATCAGTTGAATTGATGCCAATTGAATAGGCAGTGTTAGCGAGTGTCGCAATTTGCTGAGTCGTGTCATAAAACGACCCCCACAACATTTGGTTGCGGACCGTATCAAGCTTGCTGGTAAAGGGGTTGAGCTTAAACGCCATTCCTCAACTCCTCGTGACGGTCATCAGGTTGTTGTTGCCGTCATAAGTCATGGTCAACGTGGCGACGACTCTGCCACTTGCGCCGCCACGTTTATACGTTGCAGTCAGCAGGTTGTTAGCGCCGTCGTAAGTGTTAACGATGTAGTCATGCGTTGGGATCTCAAGTCCATCGCGTGACGTAGCGTCACCACCACCAAGGAGAACGTAAGCCATCAGAGCCTGTAAGCAACGACGGTGCCACTTGTCAGTGTGATGCTGGTAAAGACACCTTCGATTTCAGTGCTCGCTTTGAAAGGGATTGCACTCAGCGTGTTGCCAGTCCAGTCCTGAGCGGTCAAGCTGGCAATCACAGAATCCTCAAGGGCAACAATCTTGCCGAAGCGTCCCGCATGTGCTGCGGTGTCGTCGATGAACTCAGCACCGGGGTACATGTAGCCCATTGATCAGCTCCGGCGGATAGCAAAGTTGCCTGGTCCACTAATTCTAAGCCCGATCAAATACCGCTCATAAATTGGCGGCACGCGATCGGCTCCGGTTGCCATGCTGCTAGCACCTGCTGATTCAACACGTAACGAACCGATCTGAACGGACTTGTAATCTTCAATCCCACTCAGCCCCATACCATCCTTGTTGTTGTTTAGGTAAACAGCAAGGACACACTGAGCCTTTTTGATCTGATCAGGGATTTCAGTGTCGGTGTAATAGTCAGTTGTAATGCGGAAGGGGAACCCTACTGCGTAGGTGTTGATGTAGGTGTCAGGCTTTCGCACTCCGGTACGAGGCCACTGCAATGCCTGCGTATCAGTTGCACGAGCACCCAGAAAACGTTCACGATCAATGCGCTGCGTTGCCGAAACTAGCGCACGGTTTTTTTGATCAGTGGTGGCTGATGCCCAAGCGGTTACATCATCGTCCTGAACGAAGCCTTCAATAATCAGCTCCGCTGCTGCCAGTGTCAGGTAGCTGTTGGCGTTTGCGCCCCCTACCGTTGCGTCGATTGTGATTGCCATCGGTAGGTTCCGTGGTCAGTTCAAGTATAGGTACAGGCTCCGCAATAGGAAAAGAGGCTGCCTCCTTAGAAGCAGCCTCACGTTCCTGGCGTCGCCTAAAGGCGAACAACCCCATCTATCAGCCGCCCTTACGGAAAACGGTGAAAGCGGGGGTGCCCACTGCAGTGCAGACGAACACATAGGTTGCGCTGGAAGCAGCAGCCACAGTTGCCATAGCAGCCACGCCACCCAGGGTGATACCCGAAGCAGCAGCGGTCAGCGTGATGGCATGAGTGGAAGCAGCCACGTTCACGACGGTCAGCTCAAAAGCTGTGCCGATTTCCAGCGGACCACCGATGTAGGACTTCAGATCAGCGCCGGTAGGAGTAGTGAGTGCACGACCCGTAGAAGGGGTCATGGTCACAACACCGTTGACGCATTCAGCAGCAGTCAGTGTGGTGGCTTCGTTGGAAGCAGCCTTGAGTGGGTGCTTCCCGATTGCGATCTCCTGAACCGAAAGGTCAGAAGTCAGCTCAAAGATAGAGGAAGGCATGGTCAGTTACCTCAATCAAAATTAGAGGTATTGGTCGAGCGAACGATTCCCAGGTTCTTGGTTTCGTACACTTTCGACCAATTGCCCACGGTCTCGAGCTGAGCACGAGTTGGGTTCACTGTGGTGACGCCCCACTTGGCACCAACAGGGTGGTACACATAGTGCAGGTCAATCGACATGGCATCGCTCTTGGCGAGGATGTCACGGTCGGTCTCTGTGTTCATCGCCATCTGTTCACCGCTGGCGACAGCGCCTTGGGTGAAGAAATAGGTGGCGTACTCAGTGCTAGAACCGCTGCCGTCAGTTTGCACATCGTCGGAGACGATGACACGCAGACCACAGTAGGTAGGAACTTCAATGCTGCCGCCGTAAGCAGCAACAAGCGAACCACCAGATTGAGTGGTAGAAGTGCCCCGAGCCTCAGCAGTCGACACATAGTCGATAGCCTTGCGCTCAACCAGGTCGTAATAGACCTTGGAGTGCATAGCGATAGCGGTCAGCTTGTCGCCTTGGTCGCCCAGCAGAGACTTGGCTTCTGCCACATGACGCGGGGACAGCGTGGTCGGGGTATCACCCGATTCACCGTCGATGGTCAGGGGGAAGAAAGCAGCCGAGCTAGAAGTGGAGCCAAGGCTGCCGAACACACCAGCAAGGCTGGACAGCAGATCCTTTTGACGCTGGTTAGCGATGTAATCAGCGATCTTGGCGCCGATGGCAGCCATGGGATCGGAACCAGCAGCAAGAGCTGCAAGGTCACGAGCCTCAAAGGCACGACCACGGTGCAGGATCACGCCAACTTGCTTGTCAGCAGTGATTTTGCCGGGGGTTAGGGAGGAGCTGTCGGTCAGCACCTCGAAGTCACCGGAAAGGTTGGCTTTCCAGAAAGGAACGTTGATGAAATCACCGCCCTCGGTGGCATTCAGCTCCGCCATGGGCTGCACCACACCGCTAGCCAGGAAGGCATCACGCTGAGTGGTTTGCTCAATGACGTAAGGCGTAAATACCTCGGGGATGATGATGTCAGAGCGAAGAGTCGCCATGACAAGTCCTCAAGATTGGTTTACGGTGTCGGGCGCAGCCCT